AAGTTTGTTAAAAATTACTATGAAGAAAGTAGGAACTGTATCAGTAAATCCCCATTCATAGCCATCTTTTCTAGAACAGTTTTCTATTAGTTTGATTTGTTTATTAAGCTGTTTCATACGTGGTGGAAACATACGCAAGAATCTGTCAGCTTTTTCTTGTGAAATAATTTGTGATTTAGTCATTACTCACCCTCCTGTAAAGCGTATTCAATAAAATAATTTTCAAGAATTTTAATTAATTCTTCTTTTGTTTCAAAATTTCTCCATTGGCCATGTTTGACAGCAGAGTAAATTTCTTTCAATTGATCGTGACGAAATTTCATTAGAATGGTTGCCCCCAGTTTTCATATTGTTTAAGTGTGATAACACCTTCTTTGTGAAGTGCATCTGTGTAGTCATTCCATTTTGTACGTTTGACTATTACATCGCCCCTGCGATAACCCCACCATTTATAAAACAATCTAAATTGCTTTACTGCTTCTGCTTTTGTCATTAATTTATTCTCCTAGTCAATGTAGCCTGTATAGTATTCCACTATTTCGGCACTTTCTTTTTGACCTGACTTAATAGCTCTTTTGCCTAATGTGCAATCAGTACCAGAAGCCATAAATAAATCAATAAAATGTTTTCTAAGTACTGGCTTAATGTCTCTGTAGTCAACTCCAAGAGAAAGACTAGAAAAAACTATTAAAGCTCTTTTTGCTTCGGCTTTAGTGCGATTCTGGATTCTGTGAAAAGTACCAGTATGGCAATCTTTCCAAGTGTTAAACTCGTCTGTGATTTCTTCTGTAGTTGACCATTCTGTCGTGTAAGTCATTGTGTTGTTAATTTGAAATTAGTAAGTGACGGACTGCTCGACTAGCAATCTATATATAAGTGTTGCAATTAGTTGGTCATATGTCAAGTAATTTATTTAAAATATTGCAATTTACTTAAAAATTTCTTATATTTTATTTAATTTTATTCATTTTTTTATGACTGCTTCAACTCCAGTTAAAACCTTAGTAATTGGGGTTAATGATAAAGGGTATAGAATAAATTCCTATCACCATAACCATAATCCTAGAATTAGTGATGTTATTGTTGATGCCTTGCGTGATTTACACGAAGAGGACGGTATAGGATATTCTACTTTATCTAAGATTTTTAATTTGAATAAACATACCATAGCCAAGATATGCCGTTATGAACGCAGAGCAAGTTACCCCGATCGTTTCAAAACCATCAAAGTTAGGTAGGCCAACTAAAAAACCTGATCCTTTAATAGTTGAAAAGGTTTTAGAATATGTCGCTAACGGTGGTACTTTGCGATCATTTTGTAGGCTAAAGGGTATGCCTTCTTATAGAACTTTGTATCGGTGGTTAGATAAAGATCAAGAATTTATGTCACGCTTCACGTATGTAAGCAGGTTTCTTGGAGCTAGAGCAATTGCGGAGGAAGCTTTAGCACTTGTTGATACTCCTCCTCCTATGATCGGTGAGGGAGAAAATGCAAGAATGGATAATGCTCACGTTAACTGGATGAGATCAAGGGCAGATTTAAGACTTCGTTTATTGGCTAAATGGTATCCACAAGAGTATTCAGAGAAATTAATTGGTATTGAAACTAAGGGTGATATTAATGTAAACGTGGTTACTGGAGTTCCTCAGTAAGAACGCAGTCAAAGATAATGTGGATTCTATCTGTATCACCGATGTTATCGGCTGTATGGGGTTCTTTATGGTTAAACCACCAGACATCGCCAACCTTAAACTTTTGCTCCTGATCACCGCACGTTTGGCTACAGAATTGATTTGATTTAAGGACAATATGAAACCTTGAATAGTAGTCTGCATATTTTCCCTGGTCATTGTGTTTTTTTACATGGCCGCTAGGTTTTAAATTAACTATTAATACTCTTCCCATCTCCTTAACTTGTAGCTGCTCCAGTATTGGTCGCATCAATGGAACTAGGGCAGGCTTGAGATATTCCATACATGGATAGTCATAGCTTCCAGTATCCCAAAGAACGTAGTATTGCGACATCTTAAGAGGACCTCGAACATAAATACTCTCGGTGTCTTTGTGTGGACTACCTAAGAACTTTTGTCTTGTTTTAATCTCCTTCCATAACTCAGGCTTGGCATCCAACAATTGGAGCAATGGTTCAACGTCTAACCCTTCGGCTATGCGTTTAAAATTAGAGGACTTTGTAAGGGTCATAATCCGTCTTCTGTGTGGCTTGTTTACGTCTTTTAATATAAATATCTTCGGGTTGTTTCTTAGCTACTGGGAGAGCAAATGTAAGGGCTAATGCATCAGCTAGATCTGGTGACCCTGCACCCTGTAATCTTTTCTTAATCTGATCCTTAGACTCTAATACTCGTCTACCTATATTGTCGTACCAATAAATGGGAGTGGCTAGCTCCTGTTTGAGAGCTATGTCGTTTGGTATTGCTCCTCCTTCTTCTATCCATTGTTTCATCAACCACCACATCTCGGATCTACGGTTGATGTATTGATCAGGTTTAGTAGCCTTACCACCGAATGGAATTTCGATAACGTCATAGGAAAGTTGACGTAGCCTATCAATAACTCCACTCCCTGCCCCTGCATCACAGAACACAGCATCAGGGTCATGCTCCTCAATCAGGTTAGCTACTCTGGTTGCTAGTTCCATATTGTCAATACCTCGATAGACCACAGGCTTAAATGCTTGTCTTCCCTGCCTACGAAACACTACAGAACGATCATCCCCAAACCTTGCAGGGTCAATACCAAGGATTACTGGCGATAACTTTACATGATCTGCTTGGTATGTTCTTTTAGCTGCATCTTCTGTATCTGCTAAAGCTATTAACTGGTCATCACCCTGTGCCGAGAAGTCGCATAGATACTCCCTAGCAAAGGAAGTCTCACTCATGTCTCGTTTAAGACGAGTAACCTCATTAGGATGTAGGGAATCAGTATCAAATACGGTATATCTGGCTGCTGTCCAATCCTCTTCATTCATTGCCTTGTAATACAACTCAGAGAATAAGTTAATTCCTGATGGAGTACCGATGAATATAGACCACCCCAAACGGTCAGAAAGTGCAGGCTGTACGATATCTGTCCATAGCTCGTTTTTTAGCTGTGCAACCTCATCCATAACTATTCCATCTAGACGTAAACCACGCATAGCATCGGGATTATCACCACCAAATAGCCTGATTATTGCACCATTATGTTTAAATTTTATAGATAATTCACCTTCATTTATTTCTATGGCTGATCGTTGTCTTAATGGTTCTATTTTCTGCTTTAATCTAGCCCATGCAATGGCTTTTGCCTGACGTAGGAAAGGAGCAACGTAGACAAACATAGATAATTCTTTGTCTGTTTTCATGGCTTTGTCTATCAGTTCCATGATTGCGAGTTCAGTTTTACCAGAACGTCTATGTAATGCGTAAACACTAAACCTTTTTTTGTTTATATGACATTGTCTTTGCCACTCACGAGCGGTATAGTCCAGACTTACTTGCATTAATTAAAAATAGTTCCAATAATAGATATATACATTATATCCCTTATGACTAGTGTGACCGTAACTGCTGATAGTACAGCTACTGTAAACGAAAGTAGAGTACCTAAAACAGAAATTAGACTCTGCACGTTAGATGAATTTAAGGTATTAGCAGAACCATTGTTTGAAGAGCATTACGAAGAGATTGCTCGTAACAAACAAGTAATGAAGCTAAAACCTAATTGGCCGATGTATGAATCGGTGGACAATAACGGATTTTTGTTCATTTATCTAGCAATGCAAGGCGATGTATGTATTGGTTATTCTATGAATATCATCATGCATCATTTTCATTATGCAGATCTAAGAGTTACCCAGAATGACGTTTTGTTTGTCAAAAAAGAATTTAGGGGTGGACGATTAGGTTTGAAATTGATAAAGGTTACAGAGGATCACGCAAGGTCTGAAGGCTGCAAATTGATGTTATGGCACGCTAAAGAACACACCGCTTTAGCTAAGTTATTACCTAAATTAAAATATGGTGTACAAGAAATCATGTATTCTAAGGAGATTTAAACAATGGTAGTATCAGCCGTTATTGTAGGAGCAGCTACTGTTGGATCACAGTTATATGCATCGCATCAACAAAGAAAACAACAAAAGAAACAGTTAGCATTGCAACGACAAGCAAATGAAGATGCTAGACAGAGAGCAAAAGAAGCATCAGATCGTGCTGATATTGAATTTAATAAAGCCAATAGAAAGAGAGCAGATGTTAGTGCGTTAACTCAAAAAGAAGAACAGGCAGCGATGGCAGGCCCTGCTGGTACATTACTTACTGGAGTACAAGGTGTAGACACAAAAGATTTAAACTTAGGTGGCAACACTTTATTAGGTGGTTAAATAATGAAAACAAAACGTGCGGATTTGTTAACTAGGTGGGGTCACCTGAGAGCAGAAAGGGCTACATGGTGGTCGCATTGGCAAGAGATTACAACATATTTGTTACCAAGAAATGGACGTTATTTTGAACAGGATAGAAACAAAGGTCATAGAAGACATAACTCGATATACGACAATACAGGTACAAGAGCGTTAAGAACATTAGGTGCAGGCATGATGGCAGGTGCGACATCCCCTGCAAGACCTTGGTTTAGGCTAGGTACGGCTGATCCAGATTTAAATAGATTTACACCTGTTAAGTTATGGCTTAATGACGTAACAGAGCGTATGCAATTAGTGTTTCAGAAATCTAATACATATCGCACATTGCATAGCGTGTATGAAGAACTAGGAGCATTTGGTACAGCAGGTTCTATAGTTTTACCTGATCCAAAGACAGCAATACATCATTACCCTGTAACAATTGGAGAATATGCAATAGCTACAGATTATCAGGGCAGAGTTAATACTTTGTATAGAGAATTTCAAAAAACCGTAGGAGAAGTTGTTAGAGAGTTTGGATATAAAAAATGTTCAACGTCCGTTAAGAATCTGTACGACAGAGGTTCATTAGATCAATGGATCACAATTATTCATGCGATAGAACCAAGAGATGATAGGGAACGTGATTTTAAAAAGAAAGATAATATGAACATGGCATACAAGTCTTGTTATTTTGAGCAGGGTGGAGATGGCGAAGATGTACTAAGAGAAAGTGGATATAAAGAATTCCCTGCTGTAATACCTAGATGGAGCATAGCAGGTGGTGATATTTATGGTAATTCACCAGGCATGGAAGCTTTAGGAGACATAAAACAGCTACAACATGAGCAATTACGCAAGGCACAAGGCATTGATTACCAAACAAAACCACCATTGCAAGTGCCAAGCTACATGAAAAATAGAGATGTAGACAGTTTACCTGGTGGAGTTACGTTTATTGATGGGCAACAAGGCAAGATCGAGACAGCATTTAACGTAAATCTTAATTTAAATCATTTATTAGCAGACATACAGGACGTTAGGCAGCGTATTAATAGTAGTTTTTATGCTGATTTGTTTTTAATGTTGGCAAATGCTACTGATACGAGGATGACAGCAACGGAAGTAGCAGAACGTCATGAAGAAAAACTGCTTATGTTAGGTCCTGTATTGGAAAGATTGCATAATGAATTGCTAGATCCGTTAAT